GGGCCGCGCGGGGGGGCCGGCGCCCCCCCTCGTCTAACAGGGGGGGATAGGAAAACCGAAGCCCTGATAGCTCCCTATCAAATCGATTGGTCTCAATTCCAAAACGTCGAGTATTTCTCCCATTGGCTGACCGATACCAAAGGCCGAATTTTGGAAGTCCCGCTTCGTAAGGGCAAATCCGACAGCGCGATGATTGACTACCTAACCTTTACCTTTGGAATTGAAACGGTTTACAGCTGGTTCCCGAATGAAATCATCGGCGATAACCAGATAATCGAATATTTAAGCCTTGTTGTTGATCAGATTTTTGGTTTCGGCGTGTTATGCAAATTGCCGGGTAAGGGTAAATTTTTCTACGACGGCTATTACCAGTTGGGACCTGATAATGCGAACTACGGGCAAATCCATGTCGGCGGACAAAACGATACCGTATTGATTGACTTAAAAGGTGTCGGATGTATGGCGGCAAAACAGGGATGGGAAGTCTCCCTCTATCATTTTCTCAAACATGCCGACCGTCCCCGCATTACCCGTATTGATTTGGCCTGTGATTTTTTGAACGGCGAATATACGCCTAATCAGGCATATGAAGATCATGAAAACGGCCTTTTCGATAACGGCAACCGCAGGCCGAAAAAAGATACCCGCGGTTCATCGTGGCATAAACAGGATTTCAGCGGCATGACCCTTTTCATCGGTTCGCGGGGTTCGGCCAAGTATTGCAGGATTTACGAAAAAGGCCGTCAGTTGGGCGATCCCGATAGCCCTTGGGTAAGGTTCGAAGTCGAATTCAGAAAGGCCGATTCCGTCTTACCGCTCGATATGCTGATTAAACCCGGACAATACCTGACGGGGGCGTACCCGATAGGGGAAACGCTTTTTCAGAACAAGGCCGAACGCGTCGAAACCGCTAAAAGGATGGTCAATATCAATTTTGACAAATTGGAACGCCATGCCAGACAGCAGGTAGGCCGTATGATGAATTTCATGCTTGATCTCGGCATAAAGCCCGATCAGATTTGCGAAAGATTAAGGGCTGATGACGGCAAATATCCTAAAGGCTTAAATCCTCAAGAGTACAGCTATAACGGTGTAACCGTGAAATACATGCACCAAATCGGCCAAGGTCATCAATCCGACGAATACGGAATTTTAGAAGATACTAGTTTTAACCAACCAATAGACTTAAAGGATATACCAAATGAACTTTGATCAATTAAACCAGCAACAGTATGAAGTAGCCATCATCATGGGCGTAACCAAATTTAAAGGCGAGATCGAAGGCAATCAGATCGATACCTGCACGATTTTCCGGGCGACGCCTTTCAATGCTGAATCGGGAAATGCCGTAGGGGTTGGTTTGGCTAAATTACGTTTCGGCGACAGCTCTAATTTCGAGATGTTTAAAAACCTTAAATTTCCGATGGAAATGGAGCTGTTAATCGGCCGTACCACCAATTCCAGCGGTAAAGAGACTGCTGTAGTGAAAGATGTTCGGTTTCAGGTAGTGCCGAATCCGAAAGATAAATAAAGGATGAAAAATGTATGAATTCAAACAACGTTTCATCGTTCAGGATTTGGAAAGCGGCGAATTCTTATGTCCTGATCCCGCAGGCGGAATAACGCAAACGCCTTATATTAAACAGGCGGGAAAGTTTGATTATCAGGAAGACGCCATGGATGCGGGTATAGACGAAATAGGAGAACAGTTCGCGATTTTTAGTTTCTTTGAACGTTCTGAAGTGAAAAGTTAAATGGTTTCAGGCTCGGCGGGCGGTCTGATCAATCCCTTCACAGCCCGCAAAATTTTCAGGCTCTCCCGCCTGCCTTCGAAAGCGGGAAAACAAAAAAAGGAAAAAAATCATGAATATCATGAAAAAATATGGCAAGCAAATTGCCGTTATGGGTGCCGCTCCGTTGGCTTTTGCAACTCAAGTTTGGGCGGAAGTACCCCAAACCGTCAAAGATGATATTGCTTCGGCAAAAACTGATGCTGTAACGGTTGCCGGTTTGATTCTCGGCGTATCGGTTGCAATCTTCGGTGTGATGATCCTGATGCGATTCTTCCGCTGATGACAAGGGGCGGTTTCCGCCCTTTTATTTTTAGCTTGGTTTAAAGGATAAAAAATGATTCTTCAAACAATAAAAGATACGTTTTCATCCCTGTTAACTGATGTCGGCATGGTGGGTTGGCTGGTTATCGGCTTATATGTCGTACTTTTTTCAATGCGGATACTTTTAAAGGTTATTGATTTCAGGCGTGCAAGAATCAATAGAAGAATACGCCAAAGACAACGGGATATAAATAAATTGAAGCGTGATGTTTATTGGCGCAGACGGAATGACTATTACGCTGCACGAACAGCCTATTTCCGCTCTCGCACAAGAGGTAGAAGGTAATGGGTTATCAGGTCGGCCATATTTGCCACGCAACAAAACAAAGTGCCGAAAACGCCTATTTCAGCCAAGTAACGCCCAACATCCATGACGGGAAAATATATCAAATGCAATATACGCCGTTGGGTTGGCAGTTTGAGGGCTTGCAAGTAACCGCATCGTTGCCGGATTGCGATCCAAGCCAAAATTTCCAAGACGGCTTAATGATAGGTTGGGCACTTTTTGGCGTGTCTTTGTCCATGTGGGGCATTAAGCGCATCCATAGATGGTTTAACAGATAACGGGGCTAAAGATGATGGACGTTTGGTTTTTTATCGGTTTGTCCGTTCCTTTAATAGTCATGTGGATTTTATTCAAATGAAGAAGCTTTTTCTATTTGCCGTTGCCTTTTTATTGCTGCTCCCCTTGGCCAAAGCAGAAAACATCATCCAGCTAACGGGTGGTAATTATATTTATGCCGAAGAGGGCAAACTTGTATTCAATATTGATCCTGACGTATTTCTTAACCGTAATTGGCGTTATGACGCATCAAAAGGCGGTGCGACAACCCTGTTTTATCAAAAGATGGATTTCAAAACCCGCCATAGCAACGATTTCCACGCTTACGATATGGCCGCTGCAAGAAAATATTACGAAGATTATCACTATGCAAAATCAAACGGTCAAAACGGCTACGGCTTTTACAAGCTTGTTTATACAGAAGCCCATTTGAACCAGCGGCATATTCGTCGCGTGTTTTGGCCTGTGGTTTGGGCGGGCGTGGTTAGGGTCGGCGGAATTGTTTTAGAAAATGTTGTACCTAGGGTTGTAGTTAAATGTTTTACCAATACGACCTGTCGTACTGCTTTAGGTGTAACGGCAGCACATATATGTTTTTTAAAACTCGGTGAATATGTTGGTTTACCCAAAGGCATCTGTTCCGAAGCCGAAAAAGACGGCTATCAAAAAGACAAAGACGGCAAATACAAGAAAAAATTTAAATATTTTTATACCTTCGGCGGCGGTTCGATCTATCCGGACGGACCAATGACAGATAAAGATAAAAGGTCTGTTTCAAGTTTGGAAGAGGGCTTGTCAAAGGCACAAGCACTTTGTTCTGCTATGAACGGACAAGCAAGTATTGACGGCAAGTTGGAGTTTGTTAAAACGGGTGAAGTATATCCAAGTATCGAACAAATGAAAAAATACAATGGGGGTCATCATTATTGCGATGGTTACTGGAAAGATAAGCAAACTGGTAGGCGGGTAACCGGATATTCAGACGATAGATACTATATTTTTATTGGTGCCTTGCAAACAGAAGAAGTTAAAGAGTTGGAAATAGTTGATCTTTCTGAATACATTAAAAAGGATTTTCGAAACAATCCTAATCCCTATATCAATGATAGAGGCGAATTGGGCAAACAAATTAGAAAGGAAATACAACCGATTCAGGGCGATATTAACACCGGGGGCACATTGTCCATTGTTGGCGAGCCTTATCGCGACGGCAACGGTGAGACAAAACAGGATGTGATAACCGTTAATGCACCTTCCGACTGGTCAAATTCAAGTCCGGGTGGTAATGCATCAAATCCCACGGGCGGAATATCCATCACAAACAATAATTCCAATGTTCACGTAATGAGCAGGCCGGATAAAGAGGCTGATTCCAAACCTGCCGCGAATAACGACCCCAATAATGGCAAAAGCGTCGGCCAAAGCGGCGGAAATACGGCGGGCGGCGGTCAAAGCGGTCAGAAGGGCGAAAACTGCCCGGAAGGCAGCGACAGCCTCGCATGCGCCAAACTTGGCGATATAGACGCAAACGACAAGGGCTTTGAACTGCCTCATTCCGAAAACGGCACCACTTGGCAGCCCGATTATTTTTTACAGACTACGGCTGTTTGCCCGCAGCCCCGTCAATTTCAGGTTGTCGGCCAAACCTACGAATTCAAGTACGACCAAGTTTGCGGATTTGCTGAAAAGATTAAGTACATCGTGATTGTACTGGCCACGATTTCGGCGGGATTTATAGTTTTTGGCAAAAAGGATTAAATAAATGAAATTTTTACTTGGTAAATTGCAAGTCCTGCTTAAATGGTTCGGCACCTCCATACTTGCCGCCTTAGGCCTCTCTTTCGTCGCCTATACAGGCGTATCAATCGCATTGGACAACCTCAAAGGCTACATACAAAACAGCGTCAGCGGCATACCTGCCGATGCCTATGCCCTCATGATTATGGGTGGTTTCGGCCACGCCGTCGGTATCATCTTCGGCGCATTCGCATTCCGTGCCACCATGGCCGCCGCCTCCAAGCTCACTGCCGTAGCCAAAAAATAACGGACGTACAAACTTTAAGCGAAGGGAATTAAAGTGCTGATATTGCAAACAGGTGTACCCGGTTCGGGCAAAACATCATCCATCATTGCCCTGCTCATGCAGGACGAAAGCTACACGCATTACACAGATAGCGAAGGCGTGAAACGCGAAAGGCCGCTTTTTACAAACGGCATACCCGATTTAAAAATAGAACACAACGAACTGACCGACGAACAAATAAAAGAACAGCCGTTTCAGGACTTTTTACCTTACGGCTCGCTGGTTGTGATAGACGAAGCCCAACGGCTCTTTCCAACACGTTCAGCCGCCGCAAAAGTACCGCCCTATATCGAAGCATTGGCCACACACCGGCATCACGGTTTAGACATAGTATTTATTACCCAGCATCCCAGCTTCCTTGACAGCTTCGTCCGCCGGCTCGTACAACGCCACATGCACATCAGCATAAAGCCTGTGGGACGTAAACTTTATGAATGGAATGAATGCGTAGATCAGCCCGAAAGCAGCCAAAATATAGCCCGTGCCATAGAAGTAAACTTCAAACTGCCTAAAGAAGCCTTCGGCATGTACAAATCGGCGGAAATACACACGAAACCGAAACGCCGCCTGCCGAAAAGCCTGATATTCCTCATCTTCTTCCTTCCTGCCCTGCTTGGTTACGGCTGGTATACCTATACGCGCATGAGCGCAAAATTCATGCAGCAGGAAAACGCGGAAGTAGTAAGTACCGAAACATCCGATAACGGCCAAAATCTACAAGCGGACGGCCAAAGCAAAGGCGGCCAAAACTATAAAACGTCAGACAACGGCAAAGCCAACCTGCAAAACGGCCAAAACCTCACGCCCGAAATGTTCGTCCCGACCATACCAGAAAGGGTCGAATCGAAACCGATTTACAACAGCATACGGCAAGTCCAACAGTACGAAAGATTGGCGGCCTGCATAGACGGCGGAAAAAGCGGATGTACCTGCTATACCGACCAAGCAACCAAAATTAAAGAGATACCGCAAAAAGAGTGCAAGCAGTACGCCAAAGACGGCCTTCCGTTCGATCCGTTCAGGCAACCTCCCGTAACCGCTCCCATGATGCCGCAACAGCAGGAAACGCCCGTAGAAGCGCCGAAGGTTGCCAGCTTGGGCGGCCAAGACAAACTAACCTTACTGCCCGATTACACGCAAGGTCCGACAGCGCAATAATATAAGGCCGTCTGAAAAGTTTCAGACGGCCTTTAGTCCTCGCAAATCGCAATAAACATTAGGCCTTGAGCATCGTTATCGTTTGGGCTAGACTGCGGGCTTTCTTCTTTGGGATAGACATGGAAAATAATATATTTCAGGAATATAGGCTTTTAATAGGTTATTTTTCTATAATGGTCGGGATATTTATGTATTCTTTCGCCGTAAAAAACGAAGTATTAAAAGTTTGGATGTTGAGTCTTTCTTCCGTTTCTTTTCTTATGTTCGGATTTTTATTACTTATTTTTTAATTACCCCCAAACCCTTTGCAAGTTGCCTGCCAGCTTGCAAACAGATTGAGGGTAGCTCCCACAATCAAGCCCGCGACCCCGAAAGTACGGCCTGAACGTCATAAAAGTTCGGTAAAGAGACTGGCGGCGCGGGCAGC